GGGTCGAGCGGCATCTTCCCGGCCATGTTGTTCTGCGCGATTAGCATCTGGACGTCGGCCAGGAACTCCACCAGGGAAACAAGCTGGTTTACCTGCGACTGGGTGGCCCGCACGGCCTTGCCCAACATGGAAGCGAACATGATTGACATGAAGTCCACCTGTCCGTTGGTCGGCAGCGGTATCCTCTCCTGGAAATAGATGCCGAACGGGATGTACACGGAGCGGTAGTCCTCCACGTTGGCGGACAGGTAGTACCGGAGCTTCCTGATGTCCATGGAAATGGTCAGGCGGTAGATGTCGGATATGGTCTGCTCGCGGATGACGTTCGGATGGCCAACCACGCTGCCGTTGTTTTCGAGGAACGTCAGGTGTAGGGCGTTGACCATCGCGCGGATGTCCGGGAAGCAGGCGGTAATGGTCTCGACGATGGTCTCCTTCTCGTACGTACCGCCTACCTGCTTGGTCTCGTAGGCTACAATTTGCTTCAGCCGCTTGAATATCCGGTTCTTGTATTCCGGGCTGTCGTCCGGGTGGTCGAACGATATCGGGGTGCATCTGGACCGGATTGGCTCCTTTATCTGCCATATGGAGTTGCAGGTGAGAATGAAACGCAGGTTGGATGACGTGGCCTCGATGAGGGACTGGAGCTTCCGGTAGAAGGCATCGGGATTGGACGGGTTGTCGGCTTCGTCTATAACGTAATACTTGGGGAGGCCGTTGCCGGAACGGTACATGCCGCCGTCCTCGATTGCATCGAGAATCTCGGAATCACGACGGGCATAGAGGACTTCCCGCTCGGCACCCAGCATCAGCGGAAACGCCTCGGCCAGGCTGGTCTTTCCCGTACCCGGCGAACCGGAATAGAATATGTAGTTGTTGTACCCGCCAAGTTTCAGCGCATTGCGGATGATGTTGTCCAGCTTTGCAGGAAGGATAATCTCGTCCAGATTCTTCCCGCGATATTTTTCCACCCATATCTTGGTGCGGTCGTCGTCACCGGCAATGCCGGCCGGTGCATCCTGGATGGGCTGACCGGTAATTAGGTCTAGTTCTGTTGCCATAGCGTTTCTGTCCCAAAATTGCGGGCCGCCCCAGAAACACAACAGAGGTAAAAGAAAGCCTCCGGGGCGGCCCTAAGATAAATATAGTAAAAATATGTTGCTCCGGCCGGAAGTTTTTGCTATATTTAGGATGTGTGGGGTGGTTCCCACACCGCCATATGTCTCTTGGCTCCCGGGTAAAACCGGGAGCCTTCTGTTCATAAACTATTGGGCATGAACGTAATGCTCGAATTCATCAACGGTATAACAAAAGACGACCTGGAGCTGAACCACAAGGTTATCGGCATCTACCGGTCAATATTCGAGAATTCGGCCACCGACGTCAACAAGAAGCAGATTGCGGCCCAGCCGGGTACCTGTACCCAGGGAATCACGCCCAACGACAACTTCGCCGGGGATGGAAAAATGCCCAGCGACGAGACTGTCGCCAGGCTGATGAAGCAATCATACGCTTCCCGGTTCGGGCAGTGGTGCGGAACCGTGGGTTCCGGCAGGACTTCCCTGGGTATGTGGGGAGGAACCGGCCCTCAGAACGTCAACGCCTCCACCGATGCCCCGGCAACCTAGCCGTTCTTCTTGCGCCATAATTCGTAATAATGGCCAACCATCGCCATGTGGTACACGGAACCTGTACCAATTGCGCTAAGGATTACCATGTAGGCGGCAAAGAACCACCAAGGGAAGGTGGGATGGACAAATGTGCATCGTATGAGGGTGGCCATGAACACCATGAACACCACAACGGACGACGAAAGTAAGGCCGCGTGGAATACCATATTACGCATTGGATTGTTTGACATCCGTTGCCTCCTTCAAGTATAATCCACCGATATCCCCGATTTTCGGGTGCCTTCCGCAGCACCGGTCTTCCCGGCAGAACACCATCACCGGGTTGAGCAGCTTGTACTGCTCACACTGGGGAACGAACAGGTTGTCCGCCAGCCATTTCCACTCGTCGTCCTGCTCAGCCAGGAGATTCTTCAGTTCCACCGTGAACTTGCGGATTTCCATCAGGGCCCTGGCACAAAGGCGCTTGTTGAAGAAATTGACAAGGGTGCGGAGGTTCACTTTCCAGACCATTTTGGAGGACATACCCAGCGGGAGCGTGTTCGCCGCGTCCTCGCGGGGGACGCCAAGCTCGATTAGCCTCCCGTACGTCTCCGCTTCATGCGCCATCGCTTCATCGTATATCTCGCGAACGCCATCCTTCTGGCATGAGGCCGGAGTGTAATAGTTGAAGTCCTTCTCGTTGACATACCGGGTGGAGGACTGCAGCCTGGTCGGGCTGCCGCCGATGTGCGTATAGAGCTCCCTCATCATGCGGGCCGACTCTCCTTCCAGTACCACCGTGATGTCCGGGAATTCCAGTACCCGGCCATGGTCGGCCTTGATACAGTCGATTGCCCGCTTGCGGTTCTTCTCCACTGATTCGGTATCCGCGTTCCAGCAGATTCCGGCCATCTTTCCCATGAAGGTCAGCGGCCTTTCGGTAATGTGTTGAATAGTAATTGGCATAAAGTCTCCTATTTGCGTCCGTGGATGAGCGTTTCGGCAGCCAGCAGTACAATGCCGACCATCACGGGAATACCGACCAATGGATATTCCTTGATGAAATCCGCAATCCGCTCAATCATCCCGGTTTCTCCTTCTCCATTCTACGTAGTCGTCGATAGACACCAACGATGCGAAGAATGACGCCGCGCACATGAGCCACGTCATCACGTACTCGATTATGGGCATGTCGGCGCCGGTATTACCAATGGAATATACAAGTAGCCCGATGAACAGCAAGATAACGCAGATTGTCTTGAACAGCTTCATAGATTCTCCTTAAATCAGTTCCAGCATCGCGTCGGACTCGTCGTACTCGAGGTCTTCCGGCCAGCCGACTGCGGTGAATAGTCGTCCGAGAATCTGTGCCACCGACACGCGCCACTGCTCATCCCAGTTGATGTGGAACAGGTCGATTAGGCGCTGCGGGCATTCCGTACCCGTGTAGCAGATAATGCTGACACCGTAGTCCTCGTCCGCCTTCTTGATGAACTTCATCTTCTCGCCTGCCGCGATGGGCTCGTACGGTTCCCTCGACAGGACGGGGTCGAACTCGATGAGGTAGTTCCACACGGAAGCGGCGCGGCGCCTCCAGTCCAGCTTGGCGATTTCCTCCTGCGGGAGGTGGCACTGAATCTGGTACGGGATGGGTTCTTCCTTCATGCCGGACGGCATGGATATATAGGAGTACTTGCCCTCGTCGATGGCCTGGTAGAATTCCCTCTTAATCTCCAGGAGCCGTTCGCGCACCACCGATTTGTCCATGGTCTTCAGCATGAGCTTCACCATGTCCATCATGCGTTCACGGGAGAACAGCGTGGTGGAAGAACGGACGATTTCAAGCCCGGTAACGGCGAAGTCGGGGGTCAGTTCCATGGAACCAATCTTGACCACGTTGCCCTCGGCATCCTTCTCGGGCTCCTTGTCAAGGTACACGATGTCTTCGTTCGATTCGGCTTCGCAGATGTATTTCTTTTTGGCCGTCACAATTGCCTTGTAGATGCACTTTTCCCTCTTCAGGAACAGTTCATTGTGCAGGTAACCCCACTTCATGGCGTACGCGAGCATGAACTCGTCGAGCTTTTCCTCGAGAATTACCGCGTCCATCATGCGGCAGAAGTCGGTGAGGCGGTACCGGTTGTAGATGATGCGGTAGCCCTTGCCCCAAACGATGCCGTCATGGAACATAATCTTGACCTTGGACAGCCCGGTCTTCTTGTCGATGGCACGGTTTTCCGGGTCATGCCAGGTGTCGTGCGCGTACCTGTTGCACATCCGGTTGAAGCACTTCTTGGACTCCTCCTCTTCCTCGTTGGAGAAAGTGAAGCGTTCGACCTGTTCGTGGCCGTTGTACACGATGACCTCGGTACCGGTGCCCTGCTTCTGGCGGAACTTCTCGAAGAGGTCGCCGACCTTGCAGTAGAACGAGTCGGTGTCACCGTGGCTCATGCGGCGGTACAGCAGCTGCCCTTCGGTGTCGGTAGTGGTACCGAGGTAATCCGGGTTGATTTCCGGGACATACCCGAAGGTGTTGATGAACCGCTGGTCGGAGGACACCTGTTCGTTGAGGTACTTCGCCAGTTCCGCGATGGTGAACTGGATGAGGTTTCGGCCGTACGCCGTGATGGATGCGGCATTATCCACGTCATAGAGCGGGAAGTAGTTGGAGCCGAGCAATCCATAGAGTGAGTTGCCGAGCACCTTGTACACCTTCTGCATCATGTCGTAGATGGAAGTCATCTCATGGTCGCCCGCCTTCTTGGCGGCCTTCATCTTGTTCTTCAGGCTGGCACGGCCGTCGAACAGCAGACGGGTAACCTTGGGCACGATGCCTTCCTTGTCCTTGCGGAAGAACACCCGGTAGCGGCCGTTGTGGGTCCACGGGCTCTCGATGAGGACAGCGCGTTCCTCGTTGGAAAGCACGTATTCTATCGGCTTGATGACCTTGGTTTCCGGCGAGGTATTGAACGTCATCATGATGCTCGGGTACAGCGAGCGGTAGTCGTATGACACCAGCCATTCGTAGAATCCAGGGATGGAATACACGAACGCGCCCGGATACTCTTCCTTCTGCTGCTGGCGATATGCCGGGAACACCATGTTGTTCTGGTGGAGGTAGTTCATCACGAACCCCACCAGCATCTTCTTGCTTTCGAATACGAACGAGAACGGGACGTGAGCTTCCGCGGCAGCGGTCACGCACAGCTGGAACATGCGTTCCTTGAGCTCAATCTTCTTCAGCAGGCGAACGTCCTGCCAGTTATAGTAGATAAATTGCGACCAGTAGTTCTTCCATGACTTGTATCCGTCCGGAAGGGGAGCCTTGTGCTCGCCGGTGACCTTGCCGCCGATGTAGTCGAGCTTGTAGGAAGGCTCTTCGGTAAAAGTATACTTACGATATAGCGCAAGGAAGTCGATTACTTCAGTCCCGGCAATCTGCAGTTCGCCGTCCTTGTTCACCCAGGCCTTCTTGAACTGGGCTGGCAGAC